GCTATTCGTACAACTACGCGGACCTCGCCGCATATCTCGATGTGTGCCGCGATCCGCTGGCGAAGTGCGGGTTGTCTTTCGTGCAATCGACGGCTTGCGATCAAGGGCAGGTGTCGGTCGCAACCATGCTTCTCCATTCGTCCGGCCAGTGGATTGAGTTTCCGCCCCTCACGCTCCATGCCGCCGATCCGCGACCTCAGACAATCGGCAGCGCCATAACTTACGCTCGCCGGTATTCGCTTTCGGCCGCACTGGGGATGGCTTCGGAAGCGGATGATGATGCCAATTCAGCGAACGGCAACCAAGCCACCACGGCCCCGCGTAAGCAATTGCCGATCTGCCCCGAGTGCCATAAGCCAGGCACTACGATCATCGGAAAAGCCGAGTACGGCGGCGGGCTGGTTTGCTACAAGGACGGCTGCAAGCACAAGTGGGAAACGCCCGAGTATCCCTTCAATGAAAACCACAAGGGGAACGGCAAGGCGAAGAAGGCCGAGTCGCCGCCTGCTGACGACGGACCATTCACTTCCTCCGAAGGCTCGCTTTTCGATTCGCTCCACGATCAAGCCCGAGCGGTGAAGGACGGCAAGGCACTGGGAATCTTCCTCACTAAGGCCATGAAGGCTTTCCACGAAAAGCAAATCACGGCGGCACAATTCGCGACTCTCACCGGATCGACCGTGGCGAACATCCAGACCGACAAGGGATTGAACTGGTTGGGCAAGTGGATAGCAGACACCCGAGTCGGGATGAGTACCGAAGACGCCAAGTGCTTCGATGATGTGGAAGCGTTGATTGCGGCGAAGGTGGAGCAATTGGCGGGAGCGGCAGCGTAAAGCGGTGGCCGGTGGCGGTTTCCTAGGCGAGTGCGGGGTGTGACTCTCATTGGCTCACCCTGGGGCTGCAATGTCCCACTAGGAATTTGCGGCGGAAGAACTAGTAGCGGGGGCCAGTCCATTCGACGCGCCGCCAACAACCCGCGAACGGCTTCGCGCCGCATTCATTCAGGAGGGATTTGACAATGGTAGCGGTGGCAAGGAAACTAGGCGGTTCTCTCAAGGGGAATCGCGTGGGACGGAAGCGTGCGGAGCCGGACGACATGAGCCGATACGCCAGCAAGATTGCTGCGCGGGTTGGCGACTTGCGCGAAGCGGCCGGAATGACCGGCAAGGAATTCGCGAAGAAGATCAAAGTCCCTTCCAGCACCTACTACTCCTATGAGGCGGGACGCATCGACATCCCCCTCGATCTTCTCCCCGTTATCGCTCGCGTGCTGCGGACAACCGTGGCCGACTTGATGCCCTAAAAGAAAGTTCCGCATTTCGGAACTAATGTACTTGCCAGATAGTTTCGGATTGATAGACTATTTGAAGTTGGAAGCGGGCAGTTGCTCGCGAAGGATCGGCACCTAGGACGGTGGTAACAAGGGACTTCTCGATGATCGCATTGAAGATCAAGGCGGCGTTTCAGGACTACCATGACCCGCTCTCTGCCGATGAGCGGCGCGTGCTGGAAGAAGAGATTGTGGCCCACGGCGGCGCACGCGACCCCATCTCGATATGGCGCGGATTTATAGCGGACGGTCACAACCGCTACGCCATTTGCACCAAACACAATCTCCCGTATGCGACCGTCGATCTAACCGAGCGGTTCGGCGAAGCGGAGGAAGTCCAAGCCTGGATCATTCGTAATCAGATCGGGCGCAGGAATCTCACCGCCGAGAAATTCGCCTACAACGTCGGGCGACTTTACAACCTCGAAAAGGGAGCCAAGGGGGGAGATAAGAAGTCGGAAAATCAAACCGACAAAATGTCGGACAGGCAATCCGCTTCTGAGAAAATCGCAAAGGAAACCGGGGTTTCTTCTCGCACGGTCGAGCGGGCCGCAAAGAAAGCCGACGCCCTCGATTCGATGCCGAAGGCACTGAAAGAATCCATCTTAGACGGCAAGGTTAAGGCGACGGATAAAGCGGTGAAGGCGTTCGTCGCTGCCGACGAATCGAAGCAGCAGGAAGCCGCCCGCGCCGTTCGTACCGGGCAGGCACCCTCCTTGGACGTGGCAATGGGAATCAAGGCAGCGAAGAAAGAGACGACGCCAAAAGCGGCACCAGCCCCCAAGAACGGCGCAGCCAAGCCGGACGTTATCTCCATCGACGGCAAGCTAGACGACCTCTTTGGGAAGCTCATTCGAGCGGTAGACGACCGGGCCGACGCATCCGAGAAGGGACCGCATCACCGCCGAGTCGTGGCGCTCTTGAATGAAGTGAAGAACATCCTGACTAAGTGGCAGAAGGGGATCACGCTGTGAACCTGTGGCCCCACCAAGAACGCGGACTATCCGAACTCTGGCAAGCGATTGACGCCGGCAAGAAGAGGATCGTCTTGACCTCGCCTACGGGTGGTGGGAAGTCGCGAATGATCGGCGAAGTGATTCAGAAGGCAGCGGAGCGGAATTGGAACACGGTCCTTTACACCCATCGCAAGATGCTCGCCAAGCAACTATCGGGAGACTTGACGGCGGCGGGAATCGAGCACGGCATGCGCGCCGCAAGTAACTGGGAAGGTGGACACCACGGCTGCCAGATCGCGATGATTCAAACCGAGTCGATGCGCATGAAGAACATCCCCAACTGGCAAGTACACGACGCGCCGATTGCCATCATCGACGAATGTCACGCGAATACTGGGGATCAAGTCAAAGAGATTATGTCGCGGCATGAAATCGTTTTGGGTGTCACGGCTACGCCACTCGATATCTGGGATATGGGTTACGACACGCTGATCGTGGCGGGAGTGAATCGGGAACTGCAAAAGTGCGGCGCTCATGTCCTCTGCTACACCTACGCCCCGGATGAACCGGACGCGCGAGAGTTGAAGGCTAACACCAAGACGGGGGAGTACACCGAGGGAAGCGTCACCAAGGCGATTATGACGCCGACGATCTTCGGGAGGGTTCGGGACAACTGGAAGCTCTACAACCCTGATGCGAGGCCGGCGATTTTGTTCGGACCCTCGGTGGCAGGATCAATGTTCTTCGTCGATGAGTTTCAGAAGATTGGTGTCAACGCAGTTCATATCGACGGGGAGCATGTTTATTTCGGCGAGCATGATTCCGCCGGCAACGAAGTCCTTCACCCGGCGACGGACGAAATGAAGGACCAGATACGGGCAGGGAGCGAGAGCGGAGAGTTTCCCATCATCTGCAATCGGTTCGTCCTACGAGAAGGAATCGACCTCCCCTGGCTTTATCACTGCATCATGGCAACGTCGTTCGGTTCGCTTCAATCATTCCTGCAAAGCGGCGGGCGGCTCTTGAGGAGTCACCCGAGCCTGGATCACGTCATCCTGCAAGATCACGGCGGGAACTGGCATCGGCACGGATCTCTGAATGCGGATCGACAGTGGGAGATTGGCGCGACGGCAGTAGGGGAAGCGAAGAAGCGCAAGGCGGCGATGGAAGCGAAGAAGCCGGAAGACAAGCCGTGCGTTTGCCCGAAGTGCAATAAGGTCCGGGAGGGTGGAATCGAGTGCAAGAACTGCGGATTCAAAATGCAGAAGCACGTTCGCATGGTGGTGCAGAAAGATGGCACTCTCAAGAAACAGTACGGCGACATTTACAAGCCGCGCGTCGTGAAAGAGACGCCCCAGGATGAGAAGTATTGGAAGGCGATTTACTTCCAGTGCAAGAACAGCGGCAAGACCTTCGATCAAGCCTACGGCTATTTCAAACACAAGCACGGCTACTGGCCCCCTAGAGACTTACCGCTGATGCCGATCAATGAAGGGGACTGGCAGCGGAGAGTATCGCAAGTCTCGTGGGATCAACTGACACGACAGGCCCGAGACCCGAACCAGCCTCATCAGCAAAGGATGCCGCTGAAATGACCTATGAACCGACGCCCGCCGAAATCGCGGCGAGAGAGAAATCCCATGCACAAGCCCTGAAGCTGTGGGAGTTGCTAAAGGAAGTCAACGAGTTGCGAATCCCGGTCATGGCGAGAGACCGATACATTCCGCGAAAAGAGCAAGCAAGGCTGGCGAGGGAGTTATTCAAGAGGCTCGGCCTGAAGGGGCTGGGGGCGCGAGTGACACGCGGCTTCAATTGCTCGACGGTCCATATCAAAGTACCCCGCCTGCAACACTCGCCAGAGGAGCACAAAACCAATTGGCGAGACACTGGCAACTGCCAGGCGTGCAAATTTGATCGCTACGCCCGCGACAAGTTGGATGAGATTTTGGCGAGAGCATTTCCCCAGCACGACGACCGCTCCGACAGTCAGTCCGACTATTTCGATTTCAAGTGGTTCATTTACTAGGAGCATTCGTTGGACAACATCCAGAAATACCCGGCGATCCCCGAGTGGCTTGAAAACGTCATTGCCTCCAAGGAGAGGACGTATCTCGTGACGGATAGCGATGGCGGCGTTCGGTCAGTTCACCGGACTCTCGAACAGGCAACCGAGAGAGCGGAAAACCAGGCGCGCATTTATGGCGGCATGATGTTTTTCGTTGTCGAGGTTGATGTGCGTGCGGAAATCCAAGTTGTCGATGGAAAACAATGTGGCACTTATCGCTAAGGAGCAAGCATGAACATCACCACCCACGGCAAGCATCCCAAGGTCACATTCCTAGCAGCGGAGAAGCGGGCGCTGGCGAATGCCTTGGCGATCCTCAAGACGATTTCCGAGATGCCGATTGACCTCTCCGCACCGGCCGATGTGGCGCGAGCGGGCTTGGAAGATTTTATCGAGGCGATGGATCACGGCCCGGTGACGACAGAGAAAGCACCGTACTGAGTGGATCGGCCCCAAGCCTTCCCCAGGGGGCATAGACGCCAGGATGCGAGTGAGAACATGACGACGCTGGTAATCAGACTCGGATCGACCTACGGGCAGCGGGGCAAGACCCTTCTGGCTCTCGGCTATCCGTCTTACCAGTTGTATTTGGAATCCGAACTCTGGGCCGGGATTCGGAAGCGTGTCATCGAGCGGGACGGACAGTTGTGCCGCGTGTGCAAGTTCCTAGCGAAAGAAGTTCACCATACCGACTACCTCGAAGACACGCTCACTGGCGCAAACCTGGATCACATGCTGAGCCTGTGCGCTCGCTGTCACCACAAGATCGAATTCCACGGCGATTGGAAGCGAACGATGGAGCAGGCGAACTTGGAACTGGTGAAGTTGCTTGAGAAGCCGAGGGATAAAAAGAAACAGAAGCCGCAAAAACGCAGCGAGCCGGAAACGCAAAAGGTTGGCGCTTGGGTCATCCAAAAGAGATTGTGCATTAAGTGCGGCGGCACGTTGTTCAAGAAGGATAAGTCTGGGGTATGCAAAGTTTGCCGAACATTTCAGGCCGGACGACAGGGCCGGATCAGAAAGGCGAGAAGAAGATAACCCGCGTCCTCCCCAAGCCTTGTTCGGGGGAGTGAACGCTAAGCGACGAACAGGAGGTTTGGATTCGCCACCTACGACCTTCCGGGGGACAAGGGCGATGAGGAAAGTCCGACACAGGGACCGGGAAGCGAGTAGCGAAAGCCAAAGGGGACCGGACGGGCGGAAACATGCCGCTCTCCCACGGCAGCGTCGAGACGAAGGTGTGGCCTGTTCGATCAGGCGAGTGGCCCCGGCTCCGAGTGGAGTTCCCTTAATTGGCGGGGTAGGGCTCGGGGTGGTGCGCGCGTACGGCAGCTTTGGCGAAAGGACTCGGCGTGGCGACCACAGGAAACGGACTGCCGAAGTTTTTAGGTGCGACTCACCTTGCGAAGTGGCTGGTCGGTTCGGCCGATGGGAGGAGCGTACTGGCGGCGGCGAACGAGAAGTGGTTAGAGACGGATGAGGGACGAGCCTTTGTGGAGCGAGTGAGGAATGCGGAAGAGTGGTTAAGGACGAGCGAGGAAGGCAAGCGACTGGTTGCGGAAGCGGCGAAGGAAACGACGGATCGGCCGCGAGTGCTGGTGGTGCTTTACGGAGAACGCGAAGTCGAGGTGTACGCGGAAGGGAACGCGAGGATCAGTCTAGTGAACGTGCCGGGCCAGCCTTGCTTGAAGGACTTGACCGAAAAGGATGTGGGGATTGGTTGGCTCGATCTAACCAGAGGGGCTAGTCAGAAGAGGACCGGACGATCCTTGAGCAGCCTGGAGATAGCCTTGACGCGAAAGACGGTCGATGCTTGGGAGGCAGCAGAGAGAGCGTCCGTAGCGTTAGGCGTGGCGTTGAAACTTCAGTAGGGGGACGGGGGGACATGAGTGCAAAGGGTCGCAAGAGCGATCGAAGACTTCGGTTGCGGCTGCTTCTCAGGCAGAGCGGCCGGTGCTTTTATTGCCAAGCGACTTTGCAATTCAAGTTTGCCACGAAGGACCACCTGATTCCTAAGAGTCACGAGAAGGGATTGCGAAAGAACGTGGTGATGTCGTGCAGGCGGTGCAATGAGGAGAAGGGAAACCGATTGCCGACTCCAGAGGAAACGAAACGAGCGGCAGAACTGTATCGGAAGAAGAAATGAAGCGCACTCCCCTCAAACGTGGCCGGCGATTGAAGCCGGAGAGCAAGAAGCGCCGAGCCGCTCGGATCGTAGCCGAGAGCGTGAGGCAGGCGTTTAAGTTTGAATTCCCAGTGTGTATGGCGTGCCGGAAGCGAGCGACAACGGATTGCCACGAAATTGTCGGTGCTGGCATGAGGCAACGAACGATGGCGCAGCGGGAGCTTTGGATTGCCTGCTGCCGTCCCTGCCATGCGGTCCTCCAAGGTCTACCTCAGAGCGTGAAACATGCGACCGAGTTGGCAATCAAAGCGGAGCGAGACCCCGATTGGTTTTCAATGACCGTCTTTCGTGCGGCGAAGGGGGGAGGCGAAGTGGTGGATGAGTTTGATATCGAGCTGGCCGCGTGCCGGCTGGCGGAACTGTTTAGGTAGTTGAATCCAAGTAACCAGCGGCTAGCCGCAAGGAGGAGAGATGCAAACGAAGCTATTCGAGATTCGCGACATCGGCACGTTCATTCCGGCGATTGCGACCCTTATGGAGCCTGAGGACGAGCGAGACGGCTACCTGCTTCGGCGGGCCGGCTATGGCATTGGAACGGGCCTCGTGCTGTTTACTCGGCTCGATGGCGGACCTGCCCACTACGACTTTTACGACTGGCCAGCGGGCACCAGAACGATGCGAGTCGCCCACGAATACATCGCGGGCAACTGGCAGGCGCTCACGACTGGCGATGTGATTTGCGTTGAGACGATCCTTGGTGAACGTGAGACGCCGAAGATTTCCGAGCGGCTTGAGCAGTGGCCAGCGTAGCCCGCGCGGGAGAGACGAAATAGGAAGCGATCGTCGAAAAGGGGTGCCCTGGCGCGGCTGGTTAACCGCGAGAGATTCACCGCCCGCTGACTCAGGCACCAGGGAGAACTGATTCAGCCGACGAACCCCGACGCCGTGGCGGGTAATCCACGGCACTTCAATTCAGCGTGATTCGTGTCGGCGGGACAGGGGGGAGGGGATATGGGGCTGACTTTTGGATCGCTTTTCGCCGGCATTGGCGGCTTCGATCTCGGCTTTGAGCGGGCGGGAATGGTGTGCAAGTGGCAAGTTGAAATCGATCCGTACTGTCAGAGGGTGCTTGCGAAGCATTGGCCTAATGTCCGACGACACGATGATGTCCGAACCTTCCAGCCCGGCGATGCCGACGAATGGCGCGTTGATGTCATCTGCGGGGGATTCCCATGCCAGGACATTTCTGCCGCTGGAACGAAAGTCGGATTGGCCGGCGATCGGTCAGGTCTTTGGCGGGAAATGCACCGAATCATTTGCGAGCTACAACCGCGATTCGCAGTCGTGGAGAACGTCGCAGCGGTGTTGGATCGAGGGCATGGGGAAATTCTCGGAAGCATGGCCGCGAGCGGGTTTGATGGCGAATGGGAAGTGCTACCGGCGTGTGCCTTCGGTGCCCCACACTCACGAGAACGCATGTTTTACATTTTCTACCCTAACAGTAGTCAGTTGCGAGCATCCAGGCCGCCAGAGGATCAAGTCGCATCAGCAGTCGTGCCTAAGCGCCGAACTCGCCGAGCGCGACAAGTGGCGTCGTGGTGGGCAACTCAACCCGAACCATGCAGCGTGGTTTATGGGATTCCCGGCGTGGTGGACCGACTTAGAGGATTTGGAAATGCCGTCGTGCCGCAAGTCGCCGAATGGATCGGCCGGCGAATCGTAGAAGCATGTTCGTAGTGTCCCGTCACGAAGACGGGAGCAGGGAGCGAGGATAGAGCACGGTGCTCTTCCGAATGGATCTTGGGCGAAGCCGCCGGCTGGGATGGAGGCGGCGATTGCCCGGCGAATCAGGAGAGTGACCGTGGCAAGCGAGGTGATGACGGGGGACGAGCTACTCGAGCGCATCCTCGCCTTGGCTCGATTGCACGCCCACGGCGGATGCAACAGCGGGGCGCACGGTTTGGCAAACAAGATTCTAGAAATGGCTGGCGAACGACCGGAGAAGAAAGATGAACGAACTAACAATTGAACTCGACTTGAACTCGTTGGAAAGCTACCGGCAATTTCTCGCCGCGAAGCAACTGCCCGCGTATCGAGTCGAAGGACGGAGAATCATCGTGCCGGCTGAATATGCCGGCGCATTGACCGGGGAGAAGTCGCGCCGCATGAAAGTCGCGGTTGACTTGCATCCCGGCCTATTCGATTACCAGCGGGACATTTCCAAGCTGGCGATTGAGAAGGGGAAGTTTGCGATCTTCGCCGACTGCGGACTCGGCAAGACTTTGATGCTGCTTGAGTTTGCCCGCCATGCCCGGCGGTCGCTTCATGGCAGCAAGCGAGTGTTGATCGTGTCTCCGCTGATGGTGGTCGCGCAGACGATGGGCGAAGCCGAACGGTTCTATCCAGGGATGGAAATCGAGCAAGTCAAAGCGGCGAAGCTCGGCGAGTGGATGCGAGGGCAAGGCGGAATTGGAATCACCAACTATGACGCCCTAACGGATGAGATCACCCAGGGCAATCTAGGAGCATTGATCTTGGATGAATCGTCGATGCTCAAGAGCCACTACGGGAAGTGGGGCCAGAAGTGCTTGGAGCTTGGGCGCGGGCTGGAATGGAAGCTGTGTGCAACAGGGACGCCCGCGCCCAATGATCGGATCGAGTACGCGAATCATGCCGTATTCCTCGATCACTTCCCCACAATCAATAGCTTCCTCGCTCGGTACTTCGTGAATCGCGGGCAGACGCAAGAGCGGTGGGAGTTGAAGCCGCACGCATTGAAACCGTTTTATCGAAGTCTCTCGCATTGGTGCATCTTCCTCACGAATCCAGCGACATACGGCTGGAAAGATAACTGCGAATCCATCCCGCCGATTCATACGCATATCGAGCACGTTGACCTCACGCCGGAACAAGATGCACTGTTGCGGAAGTTGACCGGCAAGCTGGTGGTGACGGAACTCGGCGGGATTACTTCGCGGGCCACTATGGGGCAGCTTGCCAAAGGGAGCCACAAAGGCGAGTCGATTCCTACGAACAAATACACCGCGATCAAGGCGATGGTCGACCAGTGGCCGGATGAGTCAACCATCATCTGGTGTCACTACAACGACGAGCAGGAATCGTGCGCCGCACAATTTCCCGACGCTGCGAACATCGACGGCAGCACGCCGCACGCGAAACGAATGGAATTGATCGCAGACTTCAAAGCCGGACGGCGAAAGGTTTTGATTTCCAAAGGACGCATACTCGGATTTGGTCTTAATTTACAGATTGCAACCAGGCAGGTTTTCTCGGGACTCCAAGACAGCTATGAGGAGTTTTATCAATGCGTCAAGCGATCCAATAGGTATGGATCAACGCGACCTCTTAATGTCCATATTCCTGTGTCGGATATCGAGCGGCCAATGATCGATAATGTTTTGAGAAAGGCGGCCCGTGTTCAGGCGGACACCGAAGCGCAGGAAGAATTGTTTAGCACGCTGACTGGGGGACTACATGGCGATATCGGAAGCAAAGCGGGCATATAACCGACTCTACTATCAAGCTAATAAGCATCGGGCGAAAAAGCCAAGCAGGAAGCAGCGAGACGCATACAACGAAAGGCGCAGGGCGCAGTATGCATCCGATCCATTGCTTAGGCAAAAGATTATTGCACAGACGAAAGAGTGGCGGGAGAAGCATCCTGGCTGGAAGCGTGATTGCGACCTGAGAAATGCTTACGGAATAACGCTTGAACTATTCCACCGATTACTAGAGATGCAGCACGGTGGATGTGCAATTTGCGAGACTAAGCATGTCGAGGGAGACAAACACAAATCACTCCATGTCGATCACGACCATAAGACGGGTGAGATTCGCGGGCTATTGTGTTCTAACTGCAATCACGGCATCGGAAAATTCAAAGACGACCCAGAGCAATTGCGACGGGCGGCGGAATACCTAGAAGGAGATAATGAATAGAAATGGACATTCTTAACGGCAGGCGGTGGCATGTTCACCACGGGGACTCCATCGAGCACATGGCAACGCTGCCGGATGCGTGCGTTGATATGTCGGTGTTTAGTCCTCCATTTCCCAGCCTTTACGCCTATTCATCCTCGCCTGCCGACATCGGCAATAGCGAGAATTTGAAGGGAGAGGCGAAGGTTCATCTCTCGTTTTTCTATCGCCAGTTCGCCCGCATCCTGAAACCGGGGCGAGTGGTCATGGTTCACGTTGCGCAGATCCCCCGCATGAAGCGAACGGGCGAAGTCGGCTTGTTTGATTTTCGCGGGCTGAATGTTCGGCTCGGTGAACGTGCCGGGCTGGTGTTTGAGTACGACTGGCTGATTCGGAAGAATCCTCAGTCGCAAGCGATCCGCACGAAAAGCCGAGAGTTGCAATTCAGCGGATTGGAAAGCGACAGGGCGCGAAGTCGCGGGACGCTGCCGGATTATCTCTTGAAGTTTCGCGCCCCAGGCGAGAACGAAGTGCCGATCAATGACGCCGAAGGGGAGAGCGAAACCACTTGGCGTAATCGCTGGATTGATTGGGCTGAGTCGGCTTGGAACGACATCAGAGAAACCGACACGCTGAACGTCAAGGAGGGCCGCGGCGAGGACGACACGAAGCACATCTGCCCTTTGCAGCTTGGCGTGATTCGGCGGCTGGTGAAGCTCTACAGCCAACCGAATGAGATTGTGTTCTCGCCCTTCGCTGGAATCGGCAGTGAACTATACGAAGCGTTGAAGCAAGGGCGGCGGGCTTACGGCTGCGAATTGAAGCAGGAGTATCACCGAGCGGCTGAAGCGAATTGTGAGCGGGCTTGTTTGGAGGCGACGAGGCAATACGAATTATTTGATAAGGCAACGGCATGACGGGGGACTACCAATGACATCCTACGTTCCCAAGCCGCTCGTCTGGGAAGAGTCCGAGCTTGCCGAAGGAATGCTTATCGCTCAGTCCATCATCGGCGACCTGGAAGTTTTCGGCGGGCCGGAGAAGTGGTGGTGCGAAGTCGATGGTGGGCCAACGGGTCAGGGATTCAAGACGATAGAGGAAGCCAAGGCAGAAGCCGAGAAGAGGTATTTAGAAATCTTACTGCGGGCTCTTGATGAGTACGACGGCAGGGAGCCGGAAGAGATTCCGCCGATTCCGATTCAAAAGCAGATGTTTACCTAGGAGATCGCGATGGAGGCAGAAAATGAGTGACGCACAAGCGCTATTCGAGCTTCGGCAGTTGGTTGCCGAACTGTACGAAGCCGACATGATCGTGCTGAATTGCCCCGAGCCGGAAATCCCGCAAGCGATTTGCGATCGCGGGAAGATCATGGAGAAACTTTACGAAGCCTGCGGGCTAGGAGGGGACGAATGAGCATCGACGAAACGATTGCTGATTTGAAGGCGAAGCTGGCGAAGGTGACGCCGGGCCAGTGGTGGCACGGATGGGACGACGCCAAGGGGGCTTTCCGAGAATGCGCCATTGAGAAAGTCGTGGTCCACGACTCTTCAAGGCCGGATGTTGGCGTGGATGGATTAGTCTTTGGGTTTCCTTGCTTTGATATCGCTGGCAGAACCGTTGAGAAGGGATCGGACGAACAATTCCAGGCACAAGCGGACATGGAATTTATCGTCGCCGCCGCGAACGCCCTGCCCTCGTTGCTGGGTGAGATCGAGCGGCTGACGGGACTCGCCAACGGCGCGGCATATCAGGCTGAAGGGCTTCGCACGCGGCTTGCGGCGAGAGACGCGGAATGCTCCGAGCTAGAAGCCGAGTTGGCGGCGATCAAGGCAGCGGCGCGAGAATACCTTGCCGATGATTGGCCGGAAGCCGAAGCCAAACTCAGGGAGCTTTTGAAATGACCCAAAACGAACTCGCAGAGCGGGATGCGGAGATCATTCGCCTGAAAGCCTCGATCCACTCGATGGCCGAATCCGCTGCAGCGCGGAGCGTGGAGTATCAAGAGCTTCGATCCGTCCTACGTTCCTGGATCGACTGGCGAGCGAACAAATCGACCGAGGACTTAGACGCAATTGCGGAGCGAGCGAAGACGATTTTGGAACTCCCCAAGTAAGGACCGAGCCGATGGCAAGCTGGAAAGCAAATAGCGCGACGTGGTGGATGGCGAAGCGACCGACAGGAGGTCCGTTGCTATCGACAGTTAGCTTCTATCGCGCTGACGCCGTTGCCGAGTTGACGGCTCAACTGGAGAGGCCGTGGAGCGAGCTGCGAAAAGAAGGTTATCAAGTGGTGAAGATTCTCGTTATCGAGGAAGCAAAGTAGGAGACGAGAGAATGGCAGGAAGCCTTGCGTTTGAACTCCCGTTCCCGCCGTCAATGAATACTTATTGGCGGCATGTCGGTCACAAGACACTGCTTAGCGCTAAAGGGCGGCAGTACCGAGACGACGTGATCGCGGCGGTGCTATGTGCTGGCGTGGCGCGAAGATTCGAGGGCCGATTGAAGGTGACGATCCTCGCTTGCCCGCCAGATCGGAAGCGAAGGGACTTGGATAACTACCTGAAAGCGCCGCTCGATGCGATGACTCATGCGGGCGTTTGGCTCGATGACTCGCAGCTCGATGAGATACGAATCATGCGGGGAGCGGTTCGGAAGGATGGCGCGTTGGAAATCTATCTGGACATCGTTGAGTAGCCCCCAGGGGCGGAAGGGAGAGGGAGCATGGACCTCGAACAAGAGCTAACCCGAGCCCTCGCCGCGAATGGCGGCAGTTGGACGTTGGCGATTGAAGTGGTGCAAAAGATTCTGGACGCGGAACTCGGCAAGATCGCCGCACTGAAAAAGGACAACCGAGAGCTGAGAGAAGAACTCGGAGGAAAGGACTGGCAATGAACGATTCCATTCGAGAGGCGATTGATCGGTTACGGAGAGTGAACGCGGGCGAGTTACTCGATGCTGTTTACCCGAGCGATCTACCCACGAATTTCTCGCGATTCGAGTACGCGAAGTCGCAATTACAGGTCGATCAGGAGAACGTGGCCGATTACTACATCTCGATTCTCGACAGGGAGCAAGCCAATGATTGAACTCACGACGAGCGACGAACTGACTTGGAGGCACCGCTATGAAGAACTGGCGAGAGAGAACGGCAGAATGCGAGCGATCATCCAAGCGCTGGAAGGGGAGCGAAATGAATTGCTCTATCTCTGCGAGCGCAAGAAATTCGATCGGCTGCCGTTCATCGACGTTGGCGAGTGGCAAGATTTCGTTTTGACAGCGGGGATTGGACAGTCCTAGGAGACGCAAGGGAATGCAATCCATCAACGAGAGAAACGAGGCAGCCCGGCGGATGTACCAGAAGGGCGAGGGCTATGTCGAGATCGCGGTCAAGCTCCACATCAGTCCTAATACCGTGCGGATGATCTGCCGCAACATAGTCCGCGATCCGAAGCCGACTGACAATCAATGTCGGCAATGCGGCGCGGCGTGCAGCACGCAAGAGTTATGTCGCAAGTGCCACGATTATGTCCAGGTCGGCCCGGCAATCGAGAAGCCATGCGAACCGACGAAGCATCTTCCCGGTTCCCCCGAGAAGGTGCAAGTGCTTCGGGAACGACTAGGGAGGGGTGAGCAGCTTCACCATCCCGGCGACGCCTCTGATTTCACCGGCGCGACGGGAATTATCCCGCGAGCGGTTGCCACACTCGGAGAGAAGCTATCGAAGATGCAGAGTTGCCCGGTGGCGACGGAGTTTGTGCGTTTCGTCAAAGCGGTGAGTCAGTAAACCAGAAAGCGAGGGGGGAATGAAAGGCGCAGAAGCATACGTCGATGCGAGCAAGGACACTTGGCGCGGCTGGAAGTGGAACGCGATTGCGAGGGGTTGCGTCAACTTCAATGACCGCATCACGCCAGCGGAGAAGGCACGACGGCTAAGCGAGAAAACCGTTCTCTATCTCGTCGGCCCGGAAGATCACGACCGACAGAAAGCACTCGCCAAAGGATTCGCAAATCACAATCTTATCGCGGTCGATATCGTTCAAGATCGCGTTGACGCCGTGAGAGATGAAGGCGGTTTAGCTATACGCGGCTCGCTTCAGCAAGTGCTGATGAACTGGCCATCGGATTGGCCGATCGATGTTGTCGATGCTGATCTGTGTCAGGGCATGGTTTACGAGGTGTCGGAATTGCCTAAGTGCTTGATAATGAGCAATGCGCCGCATGCGGGAACGATAATCTCCCTCAATCTGCTTCGCGGACGCGATGCACATACAAACCTTCTCCGAAAGTCGATGGAACTCAATCGGGAAATGTGGCAAAACAATCTCCCGCAATTCGACGTTGTGAAGCACCGAGGCGCTAATTGGCTATCGACATTGCTACTGCATTTTGCCGACCTGGAAGGCCCGCGTGCTTATCAAAGCAGGGAAGAGAACGGCGGAGCCAATAGAATTCAAATAGCAATCTACCCAGAATTCGCTAGGGATTGCTTTCAGATGTGGCAAGCGCAGCCAAATTCTTACCGCAGCAAAACTAGCGGTCAGTGGTTTGATTCGGTGGTGCATAGGTGGGGCGCAGAAAGGATCGCCGAGATCCCAAAGGAGCAATTGCCTAAATGGCAGCGTTGGGTTTCTGAGGGAATGTCTAAGTCGTGCCAAATCGATGAAGGTCTTCGCGGTCGAATTGCCGCCCTCCGCGCCGTCCGAACTATGAAGATGAAAAAAGGATCGTAGGTGTAGCCGCCATCGCAAGGGCGGAACTTGGGGCGGGAGTTTCAGGAAACCAGCGGCAAAGGAATGCACATGCGTATCAAACGCGGCAAGCACAACTGGAAGTGGCCAGGCTTGGAACTCCTCATTGTGCGGGACGTTCACGGGGTCGATATCAGCGTAGTTTCAGGGGCGAATCCCGAACTAAGGGAGCATTCGCCCCTGGATAAACGCCCCAAGCCTGCCCCAGATTGCAGCCGCCGAGCACGAAAACGACGTTGCAATCCGCGCAAACCAAGGCAATAATTCGTCTTAACTGGGCTGCCCCTTGCAGCCGAGCAGACCACCCGGTCCTGCCGATCTACGGCGGTCGCTCCCCAACGTGGGTCGAGCGTTGATCTTTGCCGGGCCGTCGTCTATGGACTTCGCAACTCTTCTCGCACAGACTCCCCCCGTGCCTACGACTCCGACCGAGTGGTGGGTGCCCCTCGTTGCCGCCTTGCTTGTCGCGGTCTGGGACATTCTCAAGCGGAAGTTCAATCTGGTCGAGCCGATCACTCCCGCGCCGGTGGAAACGCCGCCGCCCTCCCCCGTCCCTGTGACGCCCTCGCCTTCTCCGACGCCGGTGCTCGATATCGTCAAGCAGATTTTGCCGCTGCTGATTCCGCTGCTCGTCCCGGCCATCAAGCAAGCCATGAAGGACGAGGGGCCGAAATAGTGAAGCGCGACACGCTATCGCTGTTGGTGATCTTCGCGTTGCTGGCCGGTGCTCTGGTCTGGCAATCGGGCAAGCTCGAACTGCCGACACTGCCCTGGGTGACGCCCGCTCCCGCCAAGGTCACGGCTGCGACCTACATCTACGAAAAGGATTCGGGCTCGGTTCCTCCTCCCGTTCTCGCCGCTCTCGACAAGCTCAATCGCGCCGGCATCGTCGCCACCACCTTTGAGGAAGACACAGTGGACGGGACGGGCGAAACTCCCGAGCAATACAAAGTCTCGCTCAAGGCCGCGCAAGAGGCCGGACTGCCAGCACTTGTGGTCTTAGCCGGCGACAAGGTGACGAAGATCATCAAGGCTCCTGAGACCGAAGCCGATGTCGAGGGGGCCGTGAAATGAATAGCTTCCTACCCGTCGATCCCGCCCTGGTCGATGTCATCCTGCCGCCGAGCGGATACCCGGATGACTTGGCGGCCGAAGACACGCAAGACAACCTGAAGGATGCCTGCGGTGCGGCATCGAGAGACTTCCCGCGTGGCCTATGGATCGAGCCGAAGGACTGGGCCGATCGGGCGCGTGACAATGACAAGTACCATACCTGGGGCATTAACTACGTCGATCGGTATACCAACCAGTCGCCGACCCACGAGTGTACTTGTCACTCCCTGCGGTCGAACGCGGAAGCCTGCCGCAATCGCCAGCGGGGGATCATCTTCGCCGATGGGCCAGTGAAGGGTCGGCGTTACGAGGAGTCCAATAAGGGCTCGGTCTGGCTTTCTCCTCTGTCCGTCTACGCCGAAGCCAATCCCCGGCAATGGGGCGGGGCGAATGTGCGGCAGGTCATGGAGATCGCTTGCCGGCGGGGAATGCTCCCCGAAAAGATTCAGCCGCACGAATACGGACTCAAGCACGCCCTACAAGGAACGACCGGCCAAGGCAACCAGAATCAATCGAGCGGGCCTTGGGTTGCCGTCTCTCGCTTCCCCGAAGGCTGGGAAGAGACCGCGAAATGGTTCAAGCCGCTGGAAGTGATCTTCCCTGGTTCGTGGGAAGAGGCGGTTTGCCTCGTGCTGCACGGCTACCTCGTGAGCGTCGGTCGCAACGGCCATGCCATCCCGTGGGCGCAATTGATCTTCGAGGGCGACAACCTGTCGTCGGCGGCTTACCCCGATTCGTATGACGTGACGCGGTACGACTCGCTCCGCACGATCAAGAGTGCCTGGGGTGGCGCGTTCGCGATCGCGTCTATGACCGTTCCCGATGATTGGATGAAGCCGGGAGGCGCGTAATGTTTGACCCCCTCAATCCGTTCCCCGACGTAAACGACGGCAACCGCCATTGGAAGGCGGCTGGATTTTTCCTTGGTTGCTTCATCGCCATCGTTTTCGCCATCGGGACCGCGATTGGATTCCTCATTGGACTATGAAAAACGCCCTCACGGTATTCGCGATTTGCGTGGCAGTAGTCGTGATCGGTTCGTCGATCGCGGCCATGCTCGCCAGGCCGGTTGCTCCAGAAGTGATTGAGGAGGAGCCCGAGATCGTGGAAGTGAAGCCGGAGCCGAAGCCCGAGCCCCCGGTTGCCCCGATTGAAGTGATTCCCGAGCCAGACCCGATGCCGCCGGTCGAGCCCGAAGTGAAGCAAGCCGAGCCGCAGCAGTATTACGCACCCCAGCCGAGACGGCGATTGTTCCCCCGGCTGTTTCGGAGATAACCCGAGCCGATGCACGTCGGAGCCTTGGGAGTAGGCTCACCCCTACCCGCCACTCCCAAGGCTTTTGAAACACTGACAAAGGATTGCCAGCGATGCCCATCGACGCCAGTTGGATCGACAAGGCGATGATCTACGGCCCGCTGGGCTTGTTCGCGCTGTTTGTGATTTGGGGAGTGCGGGAGGCATGGTTCGCGATGTGGCAAGCCTTGTTTCGCTCGCCGGGCCGGGACGAGCATGGCAACCTAGACCACGGCGGTTATGTGACGCGGTTCTTCGCGAAGGCCATCGAAGGAATCGACGCCAACACCGAAGCGAACAAAGCGATTTCCGATTCCGTGGTGCGAGTGGAAAAGAAGATCGACGCGGTGCTGGATGGCAAGGCGTGCAGGAACTACTCACCGATGTCAGGCGACAATAACGCGGGCAACAGTGGAATCCACGGGAAGAAATGACCCATGTTCGACGACGACGCCCACGATATCGAAATGAATGATGACACCCAGCGGTATCACGTTATCGAGCGGACGGATATTGGTAACTTTGAAACATTGGAGGCGGCGAAGCGGTTCATCGAGCATCGGAAAATCGCGTTGAAGTTTCCGAATGTGCTGCCGAGGGGACCGCTGGACAATATCGGGGAGTGAGGCATGAAGCCGCAACCGCAACCGCAAGAGCAACCACGATTGTTTTACGTCCGCACATCGGGCAACGGCATATCGTCGATCGTGATGGGGCGGCAGAAACTTGAGGTGGTGCGGAACTTGACGGATGTGCTGGCGGCGGATGCGAAGTGCAATGAGCTAAACGAGGTGGCTGAAGAGTGGCGGGTGGAACTCCAGACACGAGCCCTGGGAGTTGGGACGTGACCGACCTGCTCCTCATCCTCGCGATTCTGGGGAGTGGTGGTGAGCCGCTGGTGTGCGAGGCGAGAGCGGATTTCGTCGAACTCAATCATTTTTTCACCGACGACGGCAAGCACGTTTTCGATCAGTGGATCTGGTGGGATCACGAAAAGGGAATCCCGATTGTCATCGCCTGGAGATTAGAGCGCGGCGATTGGCGAGGGAAGCCGACCGATATGACACTCCACGATGGCGACATATTACGGCGAGTTCGGTCGAGGTTCTTTATCGAGACCTGGACGACGTTCGATCCTGAATGTGAAAACCGGGAATTGAGAACGAAGGATTTCCGCAGAGGGCTCGGTGGCCAACCGGGCGAAGTGACGTATCGAAGTTGGAAACAGATGAGGGCGAAGCAATAAATGTTCGCGAAGGTGACACGACGCCCGAAGCTAATCATCTTGCCGAACCAATCGGCCGATTCGGTTTTCCTTCGCGCGGAGGCGAGACTCTGGATTGCCAAGGCGCAGGCAATTACTGGCGGTATACATCGCGTATGGGAATGCTTCACATTTGATATTGACGCGAGTTTGGCCGGCGTGGCGAGGTCGCTTGCGATCAAGGATCGCCTGCTTCGGCTAATCGCATGGTGGATTGATCAATGGAAAAGCTGGGCTCCCGAGAAGAGGGCAACGATTCTCCGAGACAATCGGCATCATGCCATGGCGGATTGGGAAGTGGATAACGATCCACTCGGCATTTCCAGCGATCCGGCTGTGTTGGCGCTCGTGGGAGAGGAGGTTGAAGCCTGATGGCAACTTTCAGCAGTAAACCAGGGGTGAGTGCCGACGATGGCTATTTTAACACAGTAAGCGGGAGTGGTTACCAAAACAATGCCACCACAACCATTTTCGGCCTAAACGGTGCAACACCGCGATCTGGATTCTTCCGAATACCGAGCGTGACCATACCGCGAACGTCGGTCATTTCCGCCGCGTCAATGACGTTGCGGGCCAAATCGACGATTTCCGTGGCATGCAGTGTCACGATTGGACCAGAGGCTGCTGACAATCCAGCGGCGGTAAGTAGCGATTCAGATGGGAGAGGAAGATCGAGAGCAACGGCGGCAAGCTGGACGGTCCCGTCGATGACTAGCGGCAATGATTATACATCGGCTGATTTTACGACTGGTATGCAAGCCGTAGTGAATCGGGCTGGCTTCGCATCAGGCAACGCCGTCCAGATTTTAATCGACGAGGCCAGCAGTAGCGACCGCCGAATTGTTGATGCCTGGAACGGCACGAACCTTAACACGTTTGATGTCACTTACACGCCGCCTAGATCGCAGCCATACGGAACACGCTGGGATCATCACCGGGCTAATTACTAGGAATCGAGCATGGGACGAAGATACGCAGCCAGTTTTTCCGCCGTCGCCGTGACGGTGGCTCAAGATTTATTCGAGATCGTCGTGCCCGCCGATTCGGCGCTGCGATTGATTTCCTGCCACATCAGCCAGAAGACGGAAGCGGGAGACGCCGAATCCGAGCAATTGAATTTCACGGTGCAGCGGGTGACGGGCAGTCCGACCAGCGGAAGCGGCGGATCGACGGCGACCCCTCGCCCCCTCTCACCGGGAGATGCGGCATTCGGCGGCACGGTGGAGATCAATAATACGACGCGCATCAGCGGCGGGACGGCGGTGAAGATCATCGACGAATGCGCGAATGTGCTCGGAGATGGTTGGCGTTATCTGCCGGTGGAAGACGAGCGGATCGAGTTTGCCCCTTCGACCTATTGCGTGATTGGCCTGGAAAACAATCCGGCTGATTCAGTGACATTCCACGGTACCTGCATTTTTGAGGAGATCGGCGGCTAATGAATATCCAAGGAATCGCGGGACTCGGATCGAATGGCGCAGCCGCTGCTGGTGGTGGTATCCCCTTCAATCTTGCGGTGGGGACTCACTTCCATGTCGTCTGCCGAGACAAGCGCGGCAACGTGAAATGGACGGAAGATTTCCATAACCTCGTTGTGACCGCCGGGCGCAACGAGCTGATCGATAAGACGTTCAAGGGATCAGGCTATACGGCGGCATGGTATGGCGGGCTAGTGTCTGCCACCCCGACCGTAGCCGCCGGCGACACGATGTCGAGTCATGCCGGATGGACGGAAGTGACTGCTTACGATGAAGCGGTGCGGCAGACATTGACGCTGGGAACCGTTGCCAGCGGCTCGGCGAATAACAGCGGCAGCCCGATGGTATTCACCATCTCATCCGATGGGACGGCGGTGGGCGGGCTGTTCATCACGACGGTGAGCACGAAGGGGGGCACGACGGGCACGCTTTACGGAGCCGGCGCGTTCACCGGCGGGAATAAAACTCTGAGTGATAACGACACGTTGACCGTTACGGCCACCCTTTCGATTACGGCGAGCTAAATGGCGCTATTCGTCAGACCGAAGATCCAACGACGGCCGGCGTACTTTCGCCGAGTGCTGCCGTCGTTTGCGCATCCGGTCTTCACGAAGCACGCGGCGACGAATTGGCCCGTCGATTTGGAATTGACGGCCGATGCGTCGGTTACTCAATCGGGATTGGCGGTGGGCTACGGGTCGCAAGACTTGACGGCAGATGCTTCGGTGTCTCCGGTGGGATTGTCCGTCACCTATGCGGCTCAATCGTTCGGGATGGATGCGAGTGCGAGCCTCGTGGGATTAGCTGGCGGATACGGGGCGCATTCCTTCGCGGTCGATGGGAGTCAATCGCAAGCGGGAGCGGCGGCGAGCTACGGAGACTTGGCGGCGACAGTCGATGTCAGCCAATCGCAGGGTGGGGCATCGACCACTTACGGCAGCCAATCGTTGACGGCTGATGCGAGCCTCGCCGATACGGGAGTAGCGGCGACGTTCGCGGAGTGGGGCGGGACCGCAATTGCCGCGTTCGTGACGCAAGGTTGGTTCGCGGATTCCGCGACTTGGACGGCGAGCTGCGAAGCGGCGATTTCCAGCGATGGGACGACGATCTTCACGGCGCGTTGCCGTTCGGTGGTGTGGGAGTTTGACGGGGCGCAATGCGTGATGTGGACCGTGCCGAGTGCGGCGGCGGTTCAGTGGGCGATTGCCGGCTGTGCGTCGGTGGTGTGGACCGTTCCGGTTGCCCGTTCGGTGGTGTTTGAAATCGCTGGCCCGGCAAGCGTGGCATGGGGTGTGATATGACCGCATCGTTCCGCAATACGAATCTAGCGCTCTATCGCGGCGTCAATAATCGATTGACTTGGACGCTGTACGAAGACGACCAGAGGACATCGGCAGCCTTGCCATCGGGGAGCGTGATTCGATTCAAGCTGTACACGGAATGGCTTACGACGGCGACACCGACGCTCGATATCGACTCGGCAGGAGCATCGGCAAACGGCTCGATCCTCACGGTATCCAGCAACTCGGCCCCAGCTACAGGCTCGATGTTGATTACGTTGGCGGACATGGCGAATATCCCAGCCACCACACCAGAAATCCAATACTACGCGATTTTGGGATACGCCGATCACAACGATAGCGACCGCTGGAAGCTGATCGAGCGGGGCCGCGTGATCGTTTACGAAACACTCGGCGGCGAGACAGGCTTAACCTAAACCCTTGAGGTGCTGAAATGGAAGAAATGAATGTAGTGGCCGGATCGACTGATGTAACGACTTACGTCGATCTGCGATTGGCTGCCGATGATGCTGCCGCCACCGGATTGACGATCACTGATATCGACTTGCAGTATTGCCGATCAGGAGCGACCCCGGCGGCCAAAGCAGACGCTACCGCTTTAGCCGCCACCAACACGGCGCATACCGATAACTACGCAATCGAGATCGACGCGACGGATCAGCCTGGCATCTACCGCGTCGATTGGCCCGACGCTGCTTTCGCCGCCGGCGTGCGGGAGGTAATCCTCTCGGTGAAATGCGCCACGGCCAAGACGGCCCATATTCGAGCCAACCTTACGCCTGTTACGGCGAACGTGCAAACGATGGCAACCGATACGGTAACGGCAGCGGCGCTCGCATCGGACGCCGCAAGCGAGATCGCCAACGCGGGCTACTCGTTATTCAGTGCGGGCAACCGGATCGGCATCATGGCACACCTGACCTTGCAGCCGTTCGCCTTCGAGCAGATCACCGACCTATCGAGTGCGGTAGGGCTGAATGCCGCGAACGCAGCACTCGCTCGCGCCGTGAGAATCTACGCCGGGACGAAATCAATTCGCGTGCGATTGGATGGGACAGCCCCCACTGCCAGCGTAGGGGAAGTGATCGCGGCAGGGAGCTACATAGAGTACGGCAACGCACTAGGCTCGTTGCAGATGATCGAGACAGAAGCGAGTGCGGAGGCGGACATTCATTACTTCCGGTAGTCAGCCAAGCAGCCCCCGATTGGCAAAGACGGGGAGACCAGTCGGCCCCGAAGACCTTGAGGGGTCGCAAGTAGACCGACACGAAACAGGGGAATCCGTTACCACCACATTCGGCGTGTCGCCATTCGCTGATTGTGGGAGGGTTCTTTTGGCCGTCCTAGATCAGCCGCCAGTGCGCGGCGAAGGAAAACCCAAAGGCGGATTAGGTGAAGGGGGAAGGTAAGTAACTGGAGGGTTAAGTTGTGATTGCGAAAGGAGATAAAGAACTGCCAGACGATGACGAGCCGGACGAAATCGGACACGCTAAAAAAGCGGCGTTCCTCGCGGCATATTCGCAGCTTGGAAATCTGACGGCGGCGGCAAAGGCTTCGGACGTTCATAGGCAACGCCACTACGAATGGATGAAAGACGACCCGGATTATCCCGAGAGATTCAAGCAGGCACATGCCGAAGCGTGCGACCATTTGGAAAGCGAAGCGAGGCGACGCGCAGTAGAGGGAGTCGAGAAGCCTGTCTTTCATAAGGGGGTGATTTGCGGAACGGTCCAAGAGTATTCCGACACGCTCTTGATCTTCCTAATGAAGGGGGCGCTTCCCGAGAAGTACCGAGAGCGAATGGAACATAGTGGGCCTGGGGGTGGGGCGATTCCACTTGCCGCACTTGGCGATGCTGGACTAGACGATGACGAACGAATCGAGCTTGAAGAACTGCGAGCCATTCAGCGGAGTAAGAACGCCGGCGCTATTTGCCATGACGGCGAGCGGCGGGCAATGGCAAATGGGTCGGCATCATCGGGCATTGAGCCGAGCGCTAACTGACATCGCACGCGGGAAGTTGACTCGGCTGATAGTCGAGATGCCGCCACGGCATGGCAAATCAGAACTGGTAAGCAAGTATTTCCCGGCATGGTATTTGGGTCGATTCCCGCAGCGGAATGTAATCCTCACTTCGGCAACCGACGAGCTTGCCAAGGAATTCGGAGCGGCGGCGAGAGATGTATTCAGGGAACACGGCGGGCTATTCGGGCAAGGGTTGGCATCGGATGCGACAGCGGCCCACCGATGGAAAACGACGGCGGGAGGCGGATTGCGGGCGGCTGGTGTTGGTGGTGGCATTATGGGACGAGGGGCCAATCTCCTCATCATCGATGACTACTTCAAGAACGTAGAGGAGGCGTTGTCTGAGATGACCCGCCGAGCGGTTCACCAGTGGTACATGAGCACGGCGAAAACACGCTTGGCTCCCAATGGGGCGGTAGTGATCGTCGCTACTCGCTGGCACCCCAAGGACTTGATCGGAAGCCTCCTAGATCAAGCGGAGATGGGGGACGACAAGTGGACGAGGATTCGCTTCCCCGCCATCGCGGAAGAGGCGGACACGCTGGGGCGCAAGCCAGGAGAAGCATTGTGGCCGGAATGGTTTCCCATACAGGCATTGCGGTCGATTGAGAAGGGGTTTGACACCAGCGGCTACCCGTGGATGTGGGGTGCGTTGTATCAGCAGGATCCGCCGGGCAACCTCAATAGCGAATTTCCCCGTGAGTGGTTTGGAGAGCGGATTTGGTTTGACGCATGGCCCGACCCTACATCGTTCGTTTGCAAGGTCGTTTGTGTCGATCCGTCATTGGGTAAGACGAACAAAAGCGACTACTCGGCAATCGTGAGCGTGGGATTGGATGGGCTGGGGCGGTATTGGGTCGATGCCGATTTGCAGCGTCGGCCATCGACTCAGATTGTGGCCGATTCGCTTAGAGCGTGCTGGCAGTTTGAAGCAAGGATGCTGGGGGTAGAAGCCGTGGCGTTTCAGCAACTCCTATGCGAGCAGATGAGAGGCGAAGCGCAGCGGATGGGGAGGGCGGCGAATACGTGGGTCCAAGAGATGAACCAATCAATAGACAAGTCCGTCCGCATTCGCAGCTTGGCTCCATTGCTGGCCACGGGTGCGATCCGATTCAAGCGAGGGAGTCCTGGCAACTCGTTGATGATTGAGCAGCTTATGGGCTTCCCCGCTCATAAGCACGATGACGGGCCGGATGCCCTAGAGATGGCGGTGCGATTGATCGGGCAATTGATGCGGGGCGAAATTGCATACGGAACTATGAACGAGGAGCGAGTCTATGCCTAGGAAACCCACCGCAGCCGCCAAGCTCAAAGAGACCCGGCAGCAGATCGAGCTGCATAAGGCTCAAGAGGAGCTTCGTGCTCTCACCCAATCCACGGGAACGTCTCTCATGGAGGGCTGGGGCGATATCGTGGATCGACGCGAAGCCTACGCCTGGGGCAACGAGCCGGCGGG